ATGGCATCAGGCTTCTTTCAAGGCTGTGGTAAATGGCTCGATCATCACCGCGAGCCTATCGCCCTCGTTGTTTCCGCCATAACCCTGCTTTTCTTCACCCGCTTCTGGGGTTGGATGACCGACGAAGCGTCGTCTTGGCCGTGGAAGCTAGGCGGAGCCGGAGGGATGCTGACTGCGGTGAGCAGTACTTGGTTTGCCGCAACCTCACAGGGGACACTCGCTAAGCGTAATTCAGAACTCGAGGCTGAGAACTCCAGTTTGCGAGACGTAGTAACAGGCTTCGGCAGCGACTACTTTGCAATATGGGACCAAAGGCTCGAAGTGCTAGCGGACGAGCTGAATCTGGACGCCCGAGACCGAATAAGCGTCTACCGGCATGCCGATAATGCATTCACAATGGTAGGACGACACGCGATGCTTCCGGCATTTGATAAGCCTGGGAGGAGCGTCTATCCAGTAGATCAAGGCGTGATCGGGTCCGCATGGCGTGCGGGGAGCGGTCAATGCATTGTCCAAGACCTTCCAGATCCCGAATCTGAGTTCGATGCCTACTGCGCGCGCAGCCTCGAAGAGTGGCAGATACCGAGCGACGTGGTGCAGTCGATGACGATGAAACCACGTTCGGTTGCTGCATTTGCATTAAACGATCATCTCAAGTCGTCCAGGCATGCTATTATTGTGTTTGAAAGCACCGATCCTGAACGATTCTCGGTCGGGGCTCTCGAACGGAGAGTGCGCGGGAGCCAAGGGAAAGACATCGTCCATTTGCTCGAAATAATGCGGAACCGTGAACCGTCGCTTGAGTTTGCGAGGGAGAAAGGCTTCTAAGATGGCTGACCTCAAGAACGTTGTAGCCTATCTAGTGACGCATTATCCCCACAAGAACGAGCTGTCCAAAGCTCGTCTTACGAAGATGATTTATCTTGCGGACTGGAAGTCGACTCTAGATCGCGGGGAGCCAATCACAGATATTTCGTGGAAGTTCAACCATTACGGACCCTACGTCGACGACATATATAAGCTCGCACTTGATGATCCGAACTTTGAAGTTCAGTCCGAATTGAATCGTTACGGGCACCTCAAAGAGAGAATTGTCATGAAGTCGAAGAACATCGACATTCGTGTGTCAGACGAAGAAGCATCTATCCTAGATCATGTCATTGAACAGACGCGCCGGCTTACTTGGGATCCATTCATCAAACTCGTCTATTCGACCTACCCTGTTCTCAGCGGCACTCGGGGGGAAAAACTGGATTTGCTGAAGGCAGCGCAGCAGTATCGTAACGTGAAAGCACACTTCGCGCGAAGTTAACCGAACAGCGCCGCCGCCTCTTCGGCCCTACAGCCGATCATCGGTCAGCATCCTGTAGGCCCGCGCTATGGCCTCTTGCTGCTCCGCTGACAGGCGGTTGAACTCTTTCAGCGTCCTACCGCAGGAAAAGGCCCAAGCGCGCCTGTAGGCGTCCCTGCCGCCGCGTTTGAAGGCTTTGTATTGCTGCCGCTCCGTCAGGCGTCGAACCTCGCCAACGCCCTCGATATAGAACTCGTCAGATGCGCGGCGCTCTATGTCCATTTCAAAAGCTCCAGAAGCGGGGATCGTCGGCTTTGGCGGTATCGTAGAAGGTGCCGCCGATCTCGCCCATAGCGGCGCGCTGGATCGCCATGAGGCAGGCCGATGCGCCGTCGATCCGGTCGCGTGACTTCGCCTTGTCAAACAGGCGGTTCCCGTTCCGGTCGGGCGAGGTCATGGAGATGTTTTCAAAGCACCACCGCAGGATCGGATGGCCGCCATGCTGCATCCGGCCTTCAAGGATCACCTCGCGCAAGGTGTCGATCGCCGGAACTAGCATCCGCCAGGACTGATCGAACTTGAAGACCGGCAGCTTGTCGTCAGCCAGGTCGTTCATGATGTCGACGGCGCGGTTCGGGTCGAAGTTGATCTCCTCGACATCGTACTCGTCGCACAGGGTGCGGATATGCTTCGCGACCACCTTGTGATTGATGACCGGCCCCGGCGTCGGGACGATGAAGCCCGCCTCGGCCCAGCCCGGATAATCCACCTTGTCCTTGTCCGCCTTGCGGAGAAGCCCTTCCTCGGGCGTGAAGAACCACGGAACCACGGTGAATTGATCGCCGTCGCGGAACGCGGCCACGATGGCGCACAGGTCATGGCGCTGGGCCATGTCGACGCCGATCCAGCACTTCTTGCCCTTCAGGCTTTCGAGGTCGACCGGCTTGTTGCCCTTGTCATACACCTCCATTTCGATGAAGGGAGCCTCGCTATAATCCTGCCACTGGTTGAGGTTGTATTGCAGGAAGTCGCGGCGCTCGGCCGGGATAGACTCGGCAAGCTTCAGATCGGCCCGGAAGGATTCGATATTGGGGAAGCCGTCGGCAAGGCCAGGGTTGACGAAGTTCCAGAGCTTTTCGTCGCGCCAGTTTGCACCGGGCAGCGTCTCGAACACTACAGGCAGGAAACTATCGTCTTCGACCTCCCCGGCGATGATGGCGCGGGCATGCGTAAGGAGATTGAAGGCAAGGTTCTCCGATCCCGCGCCGGCCTGTGTGATGACGATCATCAAGGGCACCTGATCCGTCTTGCGAAGGCCGGGCCGGAGTGCCGCCCATAGGTCGCGCTTCTTCCATGCGATCAGCTCATCCGCGATGACGAAATCAGGCGTCTTGCCGAGCTGCCCGCCACCGTCCGAAGATATGGCGCGGAACAGCGAACCGGAGTTCGGGTGCAGAAGATGGAACTTTGCGGACAGCGGCTTGGCATAGGGCGCGAGCCACGGCGTTGCCTTCACGATCCCCGCCGCCTCGTCATAAGCAATCGTGGCCTGATCCTCGCTCGACGCCGCGACAAGGGCAAGGCCGCTGGGGATGCGTTCATATCCGAATGTGTGATTGAGGCCGATCGCGGCGGCCATCGTCGTCTTGCGCCCGCCGCGGGGCATCATGATGAAGGCAAGGCGCACCTGTCGATTGCCGTGCTTGTCGACGGGGCCATAGATGCGCCGAATGATCCGCTCCCAGAAGAAGGGCAGATGAAATGCCTTGTCTGGTCGGCGTGACTTCGGGTGCTTCAGCGCCGTGATGAAATCCACCGCACGCTGACCATGGCCCAGCGGGTCGGGGATCTCGGAACCATCATAAATCCAGTCCGGGCGGCGCGCCTTCATAGGCTTTGCTCCCTTGCTGGAAACCCTTGCGGTTGCGCGCGGCCGGCGTGAGCCCGAGCTCGCCCTCGTATCGCAGGCACAGGGTGAGATACTTCGTCAGGTTCGCATGGACGGGATGCTGCTTGATCGCGCCCGTCTTCTCGTTGACGATGAAGGCGTCGGCCTTGTCCGCGAGCGGCCGCAGCTTCTTCACCATCGCCCGGCACGTCGCGTACATCTCCAGCGTGGGCAGGTCCGACCGCGCCAGCACGCCCATGTCGATCAGGTCTTTGCCCGCGCGCTTCCATTCCTCCCGAGCGACGGCGTTCAGGCCGGCAGGAGGCGGCGGCACCTTGGACAGGCCGCCCTCGATCGCGCGAAGCTGGGGTTTAACGCCGCGCATCACACGCCCCCCGGATCGGTCGCTTCGGCCTTCACCTCGATCCCGTCGCGGTTGCCTATCTCCTTGATGCCGAGAATGTCATAGGTCACGCCCATGCACCGGAGACGATCCACGGCGGTCAGGTCGCGGTTGAAGGGCATGGTGAAGGTGACGATGCGCCGGGCATACGCCTGATCGGCGGCGAACACCTCATCGGCGGAATCGTACTTCATCGCTGCCCAGACGCGGCGAACATCGGCCCAGACGTATTCGTCGTTGAACGGGCCGGGAACCAGCGTGTAACGCTCGATCGCAACGCGACGGTTGAGGGTGGCGCGGTCGATGGTCATTCCGCCCCCCACGACACGTTGAAGTCGATGATGACGCGATGCACCTTGGCGGCGTCCTGATAGTCGCTGATCGTCATCGCCATGCGGCAAAGCTGGATATGGCAACCGGCCACCGTGCCGACATAGCCTTGCAGGGCGGCATGCACTGCCTGGGCAAGCTCGACTGAAGCGTTGGCGGTCTTCCCCCTGCACCAGATGCGCACGCGGTCTTCCACCAGCCCGGACGGGCCGCTATGCGTGAAATCCTCCAGCCCGGAAACCAACATGAGCGACACGTTCGGCACGGCCTCATCCTGCGGCACGGCGTTGACATGCACGCCGCCGGCACGCTTCGCGGTCACGTCAGCGTCGGCAAGGAGGATCGAGCGCAGGGCGGCAACGGCTTTCATTTCTTCCCCGCGTACTTCTTCGCCATGCGAGCGGCATCCTTCTCGACGGCCGGGCCAAGCTCACGGCCGAATATCCTGATCGCCTCCGCGCCATGCGCCTCGTAGGCGGGCGTGGCGAAGGGCTGGGCAGCATGGCCGGGATGCTGGATGTCCCCGATCTTGTGCGGCTCGACGCCGAACTCCAGCAGGTGCAAGAGCCGGTAATCCGGGTTTTTCGGATCACCGCCGACAAGGTGCGTGGGCTTCGACTTCGGAGCCTTGCGGTCCTTCTTCATCACCAGCGCCTTTTTCACGCTGGCGTGTTCCGTGTTCGCCTTCGCCGCGTTCAGGATCGGGCGCAGCGCCTTGCGAGCCGCCGCGTCAACCGGGCGGGTGATGTTCCGCCGCAACTCGCGGAACGCTGCCGAGACGCCCTTCGCCCCGTATACGCCGGCACGCTTCGCCATTACTGCCATACCCTCCTGAAGTTCTTGCAGGCGCGGCGGGCGTCCGCAGGAAGCGGCGAAAGGCTCGTGGTGGCGACGTTGCCGCCGAACCGGAACCAGTCCGCGACCGTCTGCATGGTCGCCATGCGGAGCTGGGCCGGGATATCGTCCATGACGTCGCCATAGCCGGCATCGAACGTGACCTTGATGGAGCCGGGAAAATCCCACGTCTCCGGCCATGTGTGCCCGTGCGCCGGTATCAGCTTCGGCCATTCCAGCCGATCCACAAGGGCATAGGCGGCGCTGGGAAGCGTCTGTTCCTCCCCGGCCGTGTCCAGATAGGTGATGCTGGTAACGCCGATCACCGGGCTTGCCGGCAGGGCAATCGACCGGCTGAAGGCGTCGAGCGTGAGCCGGCACGTCCGCTTGAACAGCACCCGCCCGCTGGCACTCTCGATCTTGCCGAGCGCGGCCTCTACGTAGGAGTCGACCAGATCGAGGATTTCCTCCTCGCCGGGATCGGAATAGGTGTCCTCGGGATCGCCCGCTTCAATCTTGCAGTGATCGTAGACCAGACGCAAGAAATCGTCGTCGATGACGGAAGGAGTGGTGATTTCCAGCATCAGAACCCCCTGAATTTTTGCGGCGATTTGGAAGAAACCGCGGAGTCAAGACCCCGGGCCGGTCCAGTCGCATCGGGCCGAAAACGGTCTATACCCCGGGGGGCGCGGCGCTCGCGGTCGGCCTGAATGGCATTGCAGCGCACGCATCCCGGTTTCCAGTTGCTCCGAACCATCTTCAGGTCGGGACGCTCGCGGATGCTGATCTTGTGCATGACGACGGTGGCAGGCGCACCACAGGCGCACCGATCATGGCCGGGCTCGCGGAGGAACGCGGCCGCTGCCTTCTGCCATGCAGTGTCATATCCACGCTTGCGGGCGCCGTCGCGCTGCTTGTCCGCCTCGGCACGCTTGGCCTTCTGGCAGGCACAAGGCTCGCCAGCGGGCACACGATGACCGCATGGGCATATGCGAGGGATGCGGGCCATGTCAGCACCTCCCGATGAAGGGAACGGGGTAGCGCGTAGCATCCCGCTCCTTGCGCCCTTGGCCGGGAGGATTGCCCGGCTGGTGCGCGCGACCTTCACGGCCTTCAACCCTGCTGAACACCCTCGCGGAAGGGAGGAGCGCCGGGCAGGCCGCTTCGGGTTCTTCGACAGGCCGCTTTGCCGTCATGAATCTGGCGCTCCGATCTCAGTCCTTACGCCACCGGGGCGACGTGCGGGTTGCCGAGCACGGCCACGGCACCAAGCGCGATCGACGTGCCGCCTGCCTTGGTGAGCTGGAGCCTGACGAACTGCTTGTTCCCGCGGTATCCCAGCTTGTAGGTGCTGTTCGCCGCGAGCGTGGCCGGGGCATTGCTGTCCACGAAGGCAGCATCCGGGGCACCGAAGCCGCTGTCCGCAGCATCGCTTTCCTGAATGGCAACGCCGAAGTCGCCGTCACCGGCAATCGCGCCGGTGTTCACGACGAAGGCCACGCTGGAGAAGCCCTTGGTATCGACCGTGATGCCGTCGCCGGCAGCGGACTTGACGGCGGGCGCCTGAGCCGGGGCCACGCCGATGTTGGAATGGAGGTCGCGCATCATGATGATGGTTCCTTTCTGCGCCGGGCTTACGCGGTTGCGGTCTTCAGCTTGCGGAAGCGCGCGGCCTGAAGCACACGGCCGCCGGTGCGGCGGGTCGCGTGGATACGGGTCACGCCCTTGCGAGCCTGGGTGTAGGGATCGCTGAGGATCGACAGGTTGAGCCGGTCCACGATGCGATAGGCGCTAAAATCGCCTGCGATGATCGGGAAGTTGCCGTCCCCGATGTCCGGCAGGTCGATCATCTCCAGCACCGGCTTGCCGAGCAGCAACTCCGGCTGTCCCTGCTGGAGGGCGGGCTGCCAGATGTATTCGCCGGTCGTGCCGTTCTTCAGCTTGCGGACGGCGGCCAGCGTGTTGCCGTTCATGGCCCAGCGGAAGCCCGGAGCGTTGCGGTAGGCCGCAGGCAGGGCATACAGCAGTTCAATCAGCTTGTCGGTGCTGAGGTTGGTGGCGTGGCCGTTGACCGTGTGCAGTATCTCGGCATTGCTCATGAAGCCCTCGGGCTGCTTCTGCCCGGAGCCGTTGACGTAGGCCGTGGCTTCCTTCTTGCCGAAGTCTTCCGACAGGGCGAGCCTGACCTCGGCTTCCGCCGTGCCGCCGCTGTCGGCAAGGAGCTCGTTGGAGATGTCTACGAAGGTCGTGAGCTTGTGCATCGGCACTTCGATCATGCCGAAGCTGACGTCCGACTCCTCCGATTCCTCCAGCTCGCCTTCCCACAGGGCGTTGGTGATCGAGGTGCGCTTCGGATACCGGACTTCCGGCGCCGACGTGGTGCGCACGCTGGCAACGGAGCGGATCGGGGAGAACTCGACAAGATCGCGGATGAACTCCGTCGACATTTCCGCAGGGGCGAGATAGCCGGCCTGCGGATCGCTGGAGACCGTGAGCGCCTTCAGTTCCTCGGCCGGCGTCTGGTTGCCGTACCGCAGATACGTGCCGAACGCCTTCCGCTCCTCGGTCGGCTCATCGGCCTTCTTTTCGGTTGCCGGCCGGTTCGCCTTGGTCTCGACGGCGGCAAGCCGCTCCTCGATCTTCGTCAGGTCGGGAGCCTTGAAGCCCTTCACCTGTTCAGTCAGTTCGGAGACCTTGGTCTCAAGAGCCGCGATTTCAGGCGCGGCAACCTGTTCGTTCTTGTCCATATCGGACCCTTTCGCTTTGGCGACAGTGATGCGCGCGCCCGGATGGACCGGGAGCCGACACAACGAAATTTCGGTGACGGTGACGCCGGAGAAGGTTCGGCCGCCGTGGGCGTTCCGCACCGCTTTCTCAGGCGTGAATTTCAGCGAAAGCCCCGTCACCTTCTGGGCCTTCACCTCCTCGCGGGCCTTGCGGGCCGGCGCGATACCATCAACGAAGAGCGAGCCCTTCACCGTGAGCTTTTCGGTATCCTCCGCGAACTGGCTCCACACGCCGACGACGCTGCCCTCGTCATGCTCGCGGACCATCGGGACCGACTTCGCAAAGGTGATGCTCCCCGGCTCGATCATGTCACCGACCGAGTCCGGCTGACCGAAGAGCCAGGCAACGCCCTCGATCTCCCCGGCATCCGAGATTGAAACCCTCGCCTTGGTGACGATCGCGTGTTCCATCAGGCGTCCTCCTCGGGCTTCGCCGGCCGATCCGGGTTGATGTTCGGGTTGCGGTAGTCGTCGAGCTTCGACGGGTCGCGCGGAGCCATGCCGATCCATGTCCGGGCCTCGTCTGCGGACAGCACCTCGGAAGCGCGAAGGCTGTTGATCGCGGTGGCGCGGGAAACCAG